ACTCTTTTCTTCTATGATCTCGGAAGATGTTTCTGTATTTATAATCTTTTTAATCCTCGCTCTCTCATCATTAAGTACGTGTATTTGTTTTGCGCACTCAATGAATGTCTCATCGTATACTCGATCCCGTGTAAGTTGTCGAATAGAATTTTCGCAATCCCAAATTTTTTCGTTCACGATCTTTAATTCCGTGCGTCTACACCCGGTAGATGAGATGTTCGTCTCTAATTTGTGTAATATATCATATTCTATTTTGACATTTTTTAACCGTTCCGGGTCCTTAATACGTTTTAATTTTATCTCTAAAATTGTTATTTTATCGATCAATTCACCGTTAGATATATCTACTTTCATTTAAAGATAATATTAGTATATTCTTTAAATGAAAATATCTATTATCACTGGACCTCGTGGACAAGACGGAACATATCTTATAAAATTACTAAAATCCAAGGGGTGTGAGATTCGTGAGTATACGTGTGATATATTGGATAAGGAAGAAATTTTTAACATGATCAAAGCTTATAAAAATTACGATGAAATAGAAATATATAATCTCGCTGCGCGAGTTAATGTGGGATTAACGCCAGAAGATCATGTATACACATTCACTACCAACTCATTAGGAATTCTTAATATAATGGATTCCGTGAACCAACTCGGTATAAAAGATAAATGTAAAATTTTTCAGGCATCCTCATCAGAAATTTTTGATAAACGTGATACCACATCACGGAACGAAAAAAGTTCCCGAGACCCCCAAACCATTTATGGTATATCCAAATATACCGCGGATATGTTTGTAAAAATGTATAGAGATGTCTATGGTCTTCACGTATCTACCGGGATTTTATTCAATCACGAATCTCCCATAAGAAGAGATAAATTTGTGACGCAAAAAATTATTAAGGGGTTGCGTGACATTTTCGATAAAAAGAGAGAGTATATTGAATTAGGGAATATAGATGTACGACGAGATTGGGGACACGCACAAGACTACGTAGAAGCTATGTGGTTAATTCTTCAACAAGAAACGCCCGGAGACTATGTGATATCTTCGGGTAAAACGCATACCATACGGGAGTTCATAGAAACCGCTGTAAATATACATGGAAAAGATATTCAGTGGCTTGGGAGTGGAATGAATGAGGTTGGTATCATTGACAATATGCCCATCATAAAAATATCACATGAATTTTATAGGCCATACGACAATAATTTACTCGTAGGAAATCCATATAAAATAAAACATGACCTTGGGTGGAATCCTAAATTTACATTTTCGGATATTATAAAAGATATGATAACAAATTTAGTTTAAAGATTTAATAAGACATTAACTATATGGAATCTACTCAGTTTTTAAAGGATGAACTAAAAATTACACATAACGCTGGATTTTTTTCGTGTTGTAGCGTGCGTCTCGGTTCCATCGTAGAATATTTTAATAGGATCGAGGAATTACCCAAACTCGTGGACAGTTCCGAACAATTTATGTGGTATAAGAAAGATGATCCGAGTGATGTTACGTTTGACTATTTTAAAGAGTATAATGACGTAGATGTTGAGATAGAATATAAAAATAAAGTAGATTATCATGATACGAAACAATTTGGATTTTATAAAAATCTAGATTTCCATAAAATTAACCCATTTATTAAAAAATATTTTAGTCCGTCGTCAAACGTTAGCGAGAAGATACAATTCTTAAAAGATAAATATGATATAGACATAAAAAACACGTGCGCGCTTTTTCATCGGGGGCATGATAAACATACCGAACAAATCGTGTGCACACACGAAGAAAAGATAGAAAAGGCGAAAGAATTGCAAGCTAAAAATCCAGATATACGTTTTCTCATACAGAGTGATGAAACTGAATTTATAGACAAGGCGCTCGCCGCATTGCCCAATTCATTTTATTGTAAGGATGAAATATTTCACATGAAACACGATCCCAAAGGACTCATAGATTTTACATTCAGAGAAAACGTCTCCGAGAGAGCGCAATATTTCCTCGCCGTCGTTATGTTGATGGCGCGATGCAAATACGTCATAACAAGCGCGGCAAATGTTGATATATGGATTTCGTTATTTAGGGGACACGCAGATAACGTCACGCAATATTACAAAAATGAATGGTCTCACAGTTAAAGAATACACACGTCCATAACTCAGATGAAAAGAACTATTCTAAATCTATTCAAAAATAAATTAAATAATGTTAGAAGTGTTGGAATTACGTCGTATGATTACCCAACTTCTAAAATTATAAACAACACGGGGGTAGATTTCATAGTAGTAGGCGATACAGTCGGTTCTACGGTACATGGTATGAAATGTCTCAATGACGTCACTATGGACATGATGCTAATGCATTGTAAAGCGGTCAAACGCGGTTCTGAAAACCAATTTCTCATCGGAGATATGCCATTTATGTCTTATCAGCCATCAAATGAAACAGCTATTAAGAACGCGGGTGAGTTTATAAAGATAGGCATGGACGCGGTTAAAGTGGAGGGATACGTCCCGAAACGCATCGACGCCATCGCTAATTCTGGTATAGCTGTTATGGGGCATCTAGGGCTCACGCCACAAACTAGAGCTAAATTGGGTGGATATAGAGTTCAGGCAAAGACGGGTGATGAAGCTGAGAAATTACTAAAACAGGCCAAAACTATTGAAAATAGTGGTGCGTCGCTCTTACTGATAGAAGCCGTACCCGAAGAAGTATCTGAAATTGTAGCAAAAGAACTAAAAATTCCCGTGTATGGTATAGGTGCTGGTCCGCGCGTAGATGGTCAGCTCGTGATATCTCACGATATATTTGGTTTATTTTGGGATTTCAAACCAAAGTTTATTAAACAGTATGTGAATGGGGAGCGTCTTTTTTTAAGTGCTTTAAATTCATACGAAAAGGAAGTACATAACGGTCAATTTCCATCGGATGAACATTCATATAAAATGAAAGATAATGAATTAAATAAACTTCTAGGAATGCCCGGGAGTTCGTGGAAATATAATTAAAGTTAAAACATCACACTAGTATAGTAATGAATCTCTGTGATTACGTCATAGACACTCTATATGATAATGGTATAGATACGTATTTCGTAATAACAGGTGGATCTATTGTCCCATTCATAAACGCGGTATCAAAAAATGGTAAAGTTAAGTATTATTGCTTCCAACACGAACAATCTGCCGCAATGGCCGCGGAGGGATACTATAGAAGTTGCGGTAAAATAGCAGCCGTTTGCGTAACGAGTGGTCCGGGTGTCCAGAATCTTTTGAATGGTGTGTGTGGGTGTTGGTATGACTCTATCCCTGCATTCTTCATAACTGGACAAGTGAACACGGGTGAAGATCTACGTAATTTTTCATCCACTCCTCGACAAGCTGGATTTCAGGAAATGCCCGTCGCGGAACTCTTTGGACACGTGACTAAAAAGGCGATGCACATACCAAATGCAGAAGCTATTGGAACCGTTTTAAAAACTCTAATAACATGCTTGAAAACGCCTCGGTATGGACCAGTCCTCATGGATTTACCAGTGAATCTTCAGATGACTCATTTACCATACAAAATACCCAAGTATATCCATTCAGATAAATCGGTGGTGGATTCCAGTGTGAATTTTTATCAGCTCGGTCTAGCTCCCTATTTAGAAGAATCAAAAAGACCACTTATTATTTTTGGTCATGGTATAAAGCTCGCGAATGTTTGTGATAATGCTATAAAATTTGCTGAAAACTTACAAATTCCATTTGTCGTATCATGGGGTGCATTTGATATATGTGAAACGAATCACCCACTTCGTGTGGGTTCACATGGTGTATATGGAGACCGTTGTGCAAATTATGTCGTTCAGAATGCAGATTTACTCCTAATTTTAGGGTCTCGGTTAGATACGAGACAAACGGGTGGAAATGTAAAATATTTTTCTAAATTTTCACGGAAAATTATGGTAGATGTAGACATAAACGAAATAAATAAACTTGATGAAAGAGGTATACACATCGATCATAAATTATGCATGGATCTGAAAAACTTTTTAAATAAAGTCTGTTTATCCCATACACGAAACGCATTCTTGGAATGGATACACACTATAAAAAAATGGAAAGAGACATATGGAATCGAAAAAACTAGAAAAGGTGATTCTGTCGTATATGACGTTTTAGATGGTGTATTTAAAGCTGTCGAAGATAACTCTATAATCATACCAGATCAGGGAGGCAATCTCGTATGGACCATGCAATCCGCTAAACTAAATAAAACGCAAAAATTATTCACTAATTTCGGAAATTCCTCTATGGGTTTCGCGCTTCCGTGTGCTATAGGTGCAGCCATAGGATCTGGTAAAACTGTCTATTGTATAGATGGTGATGGTGGGTTTCAAATGAATATACAGGAATTGCTCACTGTTAGTAAATATAAATTGCCAATTCATATCGTTATACTTAATAATAGTGGGTATGGTATAATAAAACAGTTCCAAGATAGTTATTTTAATTCGGAATACGTGGCGACTGATAAGAATGATGTTTTTGGAAATAGTGTACCGTTTGAAGAAATAGCTAAATTGTATGGAGTCCACACGCTTCACGATATTTCTATTCCGGAAAACCAAAGAATATACCCAAAGCTCGAATTCGGAAATTCTTTAGAAAACATGACTCCATATATAGATTTTGAAGGGGATATGTTAGTGGAAACACCCCCTAAGAAGACAGAAGGATGGGTTTAAAATAATCTACAAATTCTTGTATTCGCTCTTCAAACGTATATTTAGGAATCCACCCGAGTGATCTAATGAAGTCCGGAGGAGCGTCTTGATTTCCGATTCTTCCGGGTATATTCTCTTCGATTATTTGGTAAGAAAAGTTTTGAATATTCATAGCTTTAGATATATAATTAACGAGGTCTAAATTCGTTATATAGTCGCCGGTTGTGTTATATACATGTCCGGGTTGTTGATTTAATATGAAATAAACCATATCCGCAACATCGTGAATTGATAACCATCGTCTACCCACAATTTCCCCATTAATACTATGTAAAAATATAGGTTCCTTATTTAGCAGTTTTTTAATGACCAATACCGGAAAACGTTCTTCTTGGCACATCTTACCAAATGTATTATTCACTCTCACGATAGAACATGGGACTCCGTAGCTCGCGTGATATGCTCTACACATCTCTTCACACGCGCATTTCGTAGCCGCGTACATATTTTTACTTTCTCGAGAACTCTCTTCCAAACATATACCATTTTTACCATACACCTCGACAGAACTAAAATATATGAAATGGTCTATATTATGTTTTCGCGCTATTTCCAATATATTGAATGTTTCTAATATATTATCGTGTATAGCACCTCTCGGATCTTCTATACATTTTAAAGAACTCGCATTACCAGCCGCGTGTAAAATTATATCTATCTCTTGGTGCTCCCACACGTGTACACGGTCCTTTAAATCTATTTTATTTAGTCTATCGTCATCCTTCGGTGGTCTTTTCGTATAATATATTGTATAATCGGTATATTCTATAAAATACTGAACGAGTGCGGAACCAACAAACCCCCTCGCACCCGTTATGAGTACCGATTTCATCTTATATAAAGAATACATATAACTTTAAGTTAATGAGAACATTCGTAGACGAACGTGGAGAAATTCTATTTAATATAGACAAACCACCGTTCGACATAAAACAGTGTTTCACGAGTAAAAATAAAAAATATACGCTTCGTGGATTACATTGCAGTCCGTACCCTAAGTATATAACAGTAAACAGTGGAAAAATATTTGACGTCGTCGTAAAACCGGATGGAACATACGACGCGTATATACTCAACGCACACAGCACTCTTCTCATAGAAAAGAATTGTGCACATGGTTATTTTTGTTTCGAAGAGAGTGAAGTCGTATACTTTTTAGGGGGTACATTTGATCCGGTGCTTGAAAAAAGTTATCATTGGAATGACCCTACATTACATATAGAATGGCCCTCGGAAGTCGCACACGCTATCATTTCCAAAAAGGATTCTTCGAATCCGTTATTTAAACCCATAGAAAGTGTTATTCTAGGTTCAAATGGGTATATGGGAACACATTTACTCAAATATATACCGAATAGTATTGGTATACAGACACGCTTAGAAGACACTGATACTTTACGAAAACAATTACAATTCATTAAACCAAAATATGTCATATCCTCCGCGGGAATAACCGGAAAACCTACCGTAGATTGGTGTGAAACGCATAAAGAAGAAACGTTTTTCACAAATGTGACATGTCAGCTTCAGCTCATACAATTATGTAAAAATCTTAATATACATCTCACTATGATTGGCTCGGGTGCTGTATTTGATGGGAATAAACTTTTTACAGAACGCGACGACCCCAATTTTGAAGGTACGTTCTACTCGCGTGCGCGAGTTATACTAGAACGCGCGATACAAGAAACATATATCAATGATGTATTGTATTTACGAGTCATATATCCCATATCGGGTGATGGAGATCCGAGGTGCTTCCTAGAAAAATTAAAAACACGGACGGGTAATATACACGATACATGTGTTTCTGTTACAATAATACCATCGCTCTTCCCCAAACTATATAGTGTTATACAACAAGCACCCATGGGGATATTAAATTTTGTAAACGATGATACAATTTCCTTATCCGAGATGTTGAATATATTTAATATAAAACATACAGTAAGTATGCAAAAATCTAATAGGGGTAAATGTTGTCTCGATTGTTCTAAATTAAAAAATTATATACACGTTGATAAAACGAATGATTTAAAGAAAATAATAGAAAGTAACAATAATGGATGAGAAGATATGGTATGCGCCTAATAAATTTCAGGCGTATGGTGAGGAAGAAATTAATGCAGTTGTGTCTTGCCTTCGGGACGGCTGGCTTGCTGGTTTTGGTCCGCGCACTGTCGAATTTGAGGAAAGAGTATCCAGATACTTTGGAAAGCGACACGGACTATTTGTCAATTCCGGGTCTAGCGCTATATTAGCAGGACTCGCGTCCCTGGATTTACCTCTGGGTTCTGACGTTGTCACGGCGGCGTGTGGATTCTCTACAACAGTCGCGCCTATTATGCAACTGGGTTTAAATCCAGTGTTTTGTGATGTAAATACCACCGCATATGTACCCACACCCGAACAAGTTAAGAGTGTCGTAACTGATAATACAAAATGTATTATTTTACCAAACTTAATTGGTAATAAACCCAATTGGGAAAAAATAAAAGAATTGTGTCCGGGAATTACACTATTCGAAGATTCCGCCGATACGATGACGTGTACAGAATGTACAGATATAAGTACTACAAGTTTTTATGCGAGTCATGTCATCACGGCGGGGGGAATTGGTGGAATGATCATGTTTAACAATGATGATCATCTAAAACGCGCTATCATGTTCCGTGATTGGGGGAGAATTGGGGATAATATAGAAGAACCGTGTGAACGTTTCAATCACTCTGTTGACGGAATTCCATACGATTGGAAATTTCTATACGGCGTCGCTGGATACCATCTCAAAGCGTGTGAAATGAATGCGGCTTTTGGATTGGTACAGATGGATAAACTTGATGGATTCTTAAAACAACGTCGTCAATTGATTGAGAGGTATATTGAAAATCTTAAAAATGTACCCTACTACACACTCCCAGATGACTCACTCAAACCAAATTGGTTAGCTATGCCTATTCAGTGTCCAGATCGTTTAGAACTCGTCAACTATATGGAACATAACAATGTTCAGACACGCGTTACGTTTGCGGGTAATATCACTCGACATCCCGCTTTTAGAAAATATTTGAAAGCATATAAAAATGCAGACAAAATCATGAAAGACGGATTTCTTCTCGGCGCGCATCATGGGATGACTCTCGAAGACGTTGATAAAGTGTGTACACTTCTTAAACATTTTGCGATATCTAAAATAGGCAAAACGGATTTACTTCCCACGTTCTTAAGTAAGCCCAAAGGTAAATATTTCCATTAACATTGTGTAAAATACTTAAAACAATTATCAGTCTTTACATAAATGGGTCTCTTTGAAGAGATTGTTTCGCATAAAACCCCTGTATACGATAAAAACGTATTAGTAACTGGTGGATGTGGGTTCATTGCATCCAATTTTATAAATATAATGAAAACTCGATATCCCCATCTAAACTTTATAAATATAGATAAACTTGATTATTGTTCAAATATAGAAAATATAAACCCGGGTATATCCACTTTTGTCCATGGTAATATATGTGATGATACATTGATCACGGAATTAGTAAAAAAATATAAATTTAAAACCATTTTTCACTTCGCCGCGCAAAGTCACGTAGATAATTCGTTCACGGATCCAAAAAGTTTCACGATGAACAATGTGTATGGAACACATACACTCATGGAATGTCTCAGAAAACACGCCCCTCACGCGGAAATTATACATTTTAGCACGGATGAAGTATATGGAGAATCCACAACAGATGTACCTTTCACGGAAGAATCTGGGTTATTAAAACCAACAAATCCGTATTCGGCATCGAAGGCAGCTGCTGAAATGATATGTCAGTCGTATATAGATTCTTATAAAATGAATATTAAAACTATTAGGTGTAATAACGTATACGGTCCAAACCAATACCCAGAAAAACTAATCCCAAAATTTAAAAAACTTTTAAAGAGTGGTAAAAAGTGTACAATACACGGTACTAGAAGCGCTGAAGTTAAGAGATCATTTTTACACGTCGATGATGTAGTTGATGCCGTAGACGTTGTATGGAATAAGGGTAAATCTGGCGAAATATATAATATAGCATCCGATGAAGAGATATCTGTAATGGATATAACTAAAATGATGATTTTATCTATCATCGGAACACCAAATTATGATGAATGGATAGAATATGTAGAAGACAGGTTGTTCAATGATAGTGGTTATTATATATGTGCTAAAAAACTTAAAAACTTAGGTTGGGTGCAAAAGAAAACCAAAAGGGATCTCATCCAGTTTTTAAATAAATAGATAAAGAAAAGACACATTAAATATAAAATGTCGACTCTATACATTCCAGATTCTATGGGATGGGGGAACGTCATTTTATGTTTAACTGATTTAATATACCACACAAATGGACGAAGGAATGGATTTCCTAGAGTTTATAAAAGTTTACTCGACGTTGAAAGAGGTGTGAAATTTAATGGCATTAAAATCACGGACGACCCAAATGAACCAAAGTTTGACTTTAAAATAGTGATAAATCCAGGGTATCTAAAGCATGTGCATAGTCTCTGTAAAGATATCATAGAACCAACAAATGAACTCGCTGCTATGATAGAAAAATACGCACATGGAGCCACTCATGGTATTCACATTAGACGGGGTGCGTATTCAAAAGATTCTGAAATTATGGGGTGTCATGGATTTAATGAAGATGGCACTATAAAACCCGCATATTTCGCAAATGATGGCGCGATTAAAAAATTTATGGATGTCGTCGAAAGTAAAGATGAAAAATTCTTTCTAGCGAGTGATAGTAAAGAGATAAAAGAACTATTTAAATCAAAATATCCGGATAAGATAATTACACTTGATAATGATATGGCTCTCACGTATCAGTGTGTATTTTTAAATAATAAAGATAGCAGAGAGGCCAGACTCTCGTGTTATCTTGATTGGTTCTTATTATCTAAATGTAAAGAATTATATATAACAGCTGGTAATGAAGACTTGTCCGATCTATCGACGTTTGGATACACGGCGGGTGTATACGGCGATTCTAACATTCATTTAATATTCAATGAAAAGTAAGCAAATCAGAATTATGCTCCCCATTCTTAGTTATATAGTCGTAGTGTTTTAATTCTACCCTTTTTCCGTATATTTCCAAAAATTTAGACTCTATGGCCTCTTTTCGAACCTTAAACGCATCGAATTCTTTAAAAAGTTCTTCAAAATCTAGTTTTGGTAATGTTTTATAATTGTTTATGAATTGTACCCAATTCGCAGCCATTCCATCACGAGACTCATGGTCGAGAGTCACATCGTTCTCTATTCCGGATGTTTGATGACATATTGGTGAACACAATAAAGGTTTATTTATACTAGCCAAATACCCATGAATAACAATATCCGCAGCTTGTTGAATATTTAAATTTTTCATAATACCCTTAGCAAACTCCAGAGTACAATACATACCCTCACACCCCGCGTTATTGGGAATATTGTATATACCCCCTTTTACCGGCTCTATATCGTAAAATAGGCATAAGCCCAGATTCATAAATATCACGTCATTCCCAGGCAAACTCTCGAATATAGAAACCCAATCCTTATGAAAAACAACATCATCGTCTATGAGAATAGCACTCTCTATATTTTCATCGACCATGGTTTTCCACATCATTATTGACTTTACCATATTACTCGTCAATTTCACGCCGTATGGTAAATTTAATTTCTTATTTAACCACCACACGAATGTATCGGTGTGATTATAATCTTCCACCCAACGCACATCGTCTATAGGAACGCGGTTATTTATATGTTTACTCAGGAAAATCTTTCTTTCAGGTGATAAATTTGGGCAATGTTTAACAAATAATACGTCTGGTATCTTCATTATTAATAATATAATACATTTCTCTAAATAAATTTCTTTGTATATTCAAATGGCTGAAGTAGTCCCAACGACATCTGCAAATGTTACGACGGTTGCACCTCTTAATGTCGCGTCGGTAAATGCCGCACCCGTGGCGGCCGTTTCTCAGAAAGTTTTAAACCAGGTTAGAGATGGAAAAATACAATTGGAAATCGGTGGTCCAGTTGTATTCGGTATAATAATGCTTGGTATTGCATATCTCGTCACTGCCGCCATTGGAATAAATACGTTCAAAAGATGCCCCGCCATAGAAAGTCGGAAAAAATACCAAAATATTCACGATTTCCTCGGGTATACACTCGCTATAGCTCTCACCATCCCGTGTACGCTCATTCTATTGAAGATGGCCAAAAACGAAGGTGGTATTCTCACGGTCATATATGGTATCATGGGTCTCGCTGCGGCAGCAATGACCGTCGATATGGCGAATCAGTGTAAAGATACGACCAAGAAGTCTACGCGTGAATTTACATACGTAGCACTCGTGATGTGGATAATATGTCTCCTCATTGGTTTCTATTTAACGAATAAGAAATACGATGTCGCTGGTAAGATGGCGGCGGGTGCTAAAAGTGCGGCCTCGGGTGCGTCTCAGGCTGCATCGGGTGCGGCGGCGGGTGCTAAAAGTGCGGCGGCGAGCGCTAAAGGTCTTTTGGGTAAAATGAAGAGAACTTAAAAACGTATATATGGTACATGGAAATAACGAGACGATTACATGTAGTTGAATCGGTATATCTTATGCTAATGCTCTTATCGTATATGATACATAGGATAGGAACAATTTCATTCGAAGAAAAAATGAAAATGATTAAATTTGTGTGTGATATTATATCTCATACGGACTTAAATCTAATTGAGACCAATTCCATAGAGTATGGTGAACATTACCATAGCCAACCTCCCAGGATTTCGGAGAACTAACTTTTCATACTCCTCCTGTGATAATGTCGCCTTAGACGCATTTATCACTGAGAGAATAGATAATATACACACACCCGCCGCGAACGTCTTGAATGATGAAAATTGTAATTGGTCGCTAATGCTCAAACCAGTAAGACCCCAATTCACTGAACCAATTGCTGTTCCGTACATAGCCGCACGACCGTTTACAGCCTCTGCAAATTGAAGAGCTGATAATCTATCGGGTGGTTCCTTGCCCATTTCGTTAAAATTTGGGGGCAGCATAAAAGATTTAACCGATCGTGAAAGTCTGACTCGAGCTCGTCTGTGATGACGCGGACTTCCCACTCGTAGAAACTGTGTCTGTGCCGTGAGAGTGTACATAGTATTTTTCAGATTTATCGGCTCTATCCTTTAACACTCTTTTAAATAAATACAAGCTAAAGAAAAGACCTAATCCAGAATACACAACTGAATAATTCGCACCCTTTTTATATTGGTACGCGATCCATAATACACTCGCAAGTATACCAGATAGTGTGTATTCTATACTATAATAACTTAAATCATCCATTTCTTGAACCTTATTGAAATGGTATATCATGTGGGACAAACCTATGGAAATAGCGACAAATGGTATGAGCTCGTCTGTATCCATTATTTATATTATTTAAAGAAATTAATTGTGTATATTATATAAATGAAGATCGACGACGTGTTAAAAAAGTACACAACCAAATCCAAGGATGCCGCCAAGCTTATCAAGCGGTTTGAAATATTATCGGCTGAATACAAGGAAAAGGGTATTAATAGCGCGACCATATTCACGCTCGTACCAACGCTCATGAGAGATGTGAAGAACCTAAAAAATATGCGTGGGTTGGAAAAAAAGCAATTGGTTATCGATCTCGTGAACTCACTTATTGAATCGATCGATGAGGGTGATGTCGATACGGAACGTGAAATTATGCTTAAACAAACAGTCCCATCTCTCATAGATGGTGCTTCTATTCTGTTAACTAAGTGTCCAAAGTGTATCTGATTAGATCGTAAAGATAAATAAGGGTAAAAATATATAATATTGCATGAAGTTTCCAACGCTAGAAATAATGGTACTTTATGGAATATATACAGTCAGGGATCTTGTGTTATATTCTCAAAACAAACTTATAAAAAGAAATATACAGGTTTTAACCGAGTGTGAAAAGTGTTCTTACGTATATGGAAGTGATGTGTGTAAAAACTGTATTAAAAGAGAGACGCGTGATGTATACATAAATGAAGCCGTATAACAGAATCGTGACGAGTCGTATGTCCAAATTTTTTCGTGGATGACGTCGTAGAAAGTGATCAACGCGAATGCGCTGAACGTAAACTCATTAAAAATCTGAGGTATGAATTTTTAAAGAGAGGTAATCGGATGCACAATTTCTCCTCGTGGTTGCACAGAAAACACGGAGTCTTAATAGTTTGTAGACACACGAGCTATGGTGACGGTATTTCTATACCGTGTGTTATGTGTAGAAAGGTAATCGATAAATATAATATAAAATGGATCGCGCATGATGGTGAGAAATGGGTACACAGTGATTCTGAAAATGTACCCAATTCTAGGCCTACAAATAAACAACGCAATCTTTTAGGGTTTGGTCGTCTTGATGACCAATCCTAATACAGATTCCAAGTTGTTTTGATCTCGTTTGAGTGGTTTTTCTCGCTTTAATCGCAAAGTCTCATTCTTTCCAGATGCATTCTTTATTTCTTTCATCTTAGAATTTGTATTTGAAACAATGGGAATTATTCTGTCTGAAATCTCTTCCGTTACTATTTTTTTTATGGGCTCTGTGTCTGTTATATTGTTTTCTCTAAATTGCTCTATATCCAAATCTCCACCAAAAACTTTTAATCTTTGACGTTTTGGTGCAAATTTAATAGATCCTATCTTATCAAAAAGCTTACGTCTCATCGTAACTATATTTCCACACATGATACTCCCCCGAGTTACGCCGTGTTTTTCTATTGCGTACGATTTCATACAACTCCATGAACAAAAAGTACCACTTGTGTAAAATTTGTTCCTGTGTGTATCGTATTTATGAGGTAGTTCTAAAGGAATCGTTTCAAAAGGGTGACAACACCACCAACACCAAATATTGGACATACATGTATTATATATCATACTTTTCTTTAAGTGTTTAGGCTAATTCCGTAACAAGTTTCATCACTTTCTCCTTATCTCCCGCAGCTGCGGCTTCCAATATGGGCGTTAATTTCTCGTCATCTTTAGACAACTTCTTCGCCATCCCGTATACAATAAATGGGTGAATTTCCTCGACATTGTCCATGTATTGTTTAATTTCCAATACAACTGGATTTTCCGTCGACGCATAACCCTCGTATACTTTATTGTTATACCATCGCATAGTAACCCAGGCTAACAAAATCATCACAACCAAACTCACGATCTTACCTGTATTTTTTGGTAATTTCATTTTATTATATATATACTGTAATGTAATATTTTTTCTCTGTAGATAGTAATATTATTCGACATGGGTGGTGGAGGTAGTCAATCCATAAAAAATACATTGAATATAAAATCCACTACAAAAATGCTCACTAAAACAGTGACTGAAACAAAGACATCGGCGTCGGCCTCTTGTGATCAGGCACAAAGCTTGAAAGTTAAATTAAGAAATGTCGTAGGTTGCGATATGAACGTCCAACAAGTCGCGGCCTGCGACGTCACGGCGAGTGCCGCAGTCTCTGTCTCGACCCTAAGTGCAGCAAAAAATAAGGTCATGGAGGACATGAAAGCCAAAACAAAAGCCGCCCTGGATAAATCAACACAGGCTGGAAATTTCCAATTCGGTGATAGATCAAATGTGGACACAGAGGTTAATAAGGAACTAGAGACCATCATTGAAGATGAATTTGAGGAAAAGAATCTAACAGAAATTGTGGCCTCGGCGTCTCAGGTTCAAAGTGGGGAACTTGAAGTAGATGGGTATGATTGTACGATGGGTGGTCAGATTGTATGGAATCAAAACCTGTCCGCTCAGGTCGCGGCCACAGCTGTTATGGACAAAATTACGAAACGTATCACTGAAAGCGACGTAACCAAAAAAGTAAAAGCCGAAATAGACAGCAAAAACAAAGTCGAGGCAGGTGGTGCCGCTCAGGTCGTTGATTCCGTAGGCGATGCGGTATCGAGCGTCATAGGCGCAGCCGGTATGGCCGCGTATGCGCCAATTATTGCGTGTGTGTGCTGTGTAATGATACTCGCCATCGTTGGTATAGTAATGGGCAAGTCTCCAGCTGGACAAAACGCTATACGAAGAGCGCCCCCAATGAAAATGCCCCAGATGAAAATGCCCCCAATGAAACTTCCAATGAAATTTCCAATGAAATAATTGGAGTATAAAGAGATAAATAGATTTTTAGTTAATGATTTTAAGTATAGACGTCGGAATACGCAATCTCGCGATGTGTATGTTTGACGAAACGTCTAATCTTATTGTTCAGTGGGATACTTCAGGAATACCTCCTCAACATAAAGACGGCATATACGTTTCCTTAAGGAAACACCTAGACGAAAAACCTTGGATTTTAGACGTGGATACGGTTCTCATAGAGAAACAACCCGAACGAAATAAAAAAATGGTTATGGTTCAGCATTTTTTACACGCATATTTCGTGATTAAACACCCGAGTGCGGAAACTATCATTTACGATGCGCGTCACAAAATTCCTGATGTGAGTGGTTCGGGGAAAGCGCAATATAATAAACGTAAACGTGTATCCATAGAACGGTGTTCAGAGTTTATACATAAACATACCGTAAACTCGCATTGGATTCCTGTTTTCACTGAATCTAAGAAAAAAGATGACCTCGCTGACACCGTCATGCAAGCTATAAGCTATACGAAACATATCAAACCCAATAGAAAGGATAGTAAAAAACAAATAAAGCTCGTCTCGCGTAAACCAAATGAGAATCAGAAAACTTCTAAATATTCAAAGTCTAATTTGGCATGGTTATATAAAAATAAGAAGGAAGACGTCGATATCACGAAAAATAAACGTTTCATGAAGGATCTTCATAGATATTATAGAACTCTCGATGATTTCTTACACGAATTAGAAAATTAATAAAGTTCCTCTTCCACGTGTGTTTCGAATGTACAATCAGATAATGGATACGCAACACATAACATAGTAAACCCCTCGTTAATCTGATCCTCGTCTAAAAATGCTTGATCAGATTGGTCGACCTTACCATTCGCCATCTTCGCCGCGCACGTTGAACACGTACCCCCGCGACAAGAATATGGTAAATCTACACCCACTTCCTCGGCGGCATCCAAAATATACGTATCTGGATCACAATCAAAACTCTCCCTTCCGTCCGGTGTAATCAGCTTTATTTTATAATTCGTGCGCACGTCCCGTTTAATAGGTCTATCATTTCCAAAAATTACCTCACCCGCCAAATAATGAGAAACAAACCTCGCCAACATTTACATATATATATGTATGCTCTCTTTATATAAATTTAAAGAAATACCAATATAATGTTGTATAATGGAAAGAAAGGTATTAGATCATGGTTTCGTTCGGTTGGTGGACTACATGCCCCGCGAAAACCTTGATGAATCAATTGTCCAGGCCGCGAGGGTCTCTTACGGGGAAGGAACTACAGCATCTCGAGGTATTTCTGGTCTTGTTAGATATTTAATGAGGCATTGGCACACCACTCCATTTGAAATGGTTGAATTTAAATTTCACATCAAGATGCCCATTTATATAGCGCGTCAACACATGCGACATAGAACGGCAAGTATAAATGAAATGTCTGCGAGATATTCTGTCATCCCGAAGGAGTATTACGATCCAAAAATTATGCGGGGACAATCTGCTATAAATAAACAAAGTTCAGAGGGTGATGCGACTGTGAGTGAGGAGAATATAGAAAAGACATCTAAACATCTCGGAGATTCATTTGATATCTACACGACGTTATTAAATGACGGGTGTTGTAGAGAACAAGCGCGTGGAAACCTCCCACAATCAACATATACAGAATTTTACTGGAAAATAAACCTCCATAACCTCATGCATTACCTACATCTTCGCATGGAAGCGGGTGCACAACAAGAAATTCGAGAATACGCAAATGCGATATATGACCTCGTAGAACCACTCGCACCCATTTCTATGAAAGCATTCGTCGATTTTAGAAAAAATGCGATACATTTGAGTGGACCAGAAATTGAATGTATAAAAAATGGAACTAAAATTACTTCACCGGGAGAGCGTCGGGAATTCGAACAAAAGCTTAAAATGCTGGGATGGGATGCGAGCGATTATTAAAAATATTGGTATATATAAATGGTATCTCTCTCATTAACAACTACATTCGCGAGTACACAAAAGAAGTTCAAGAAATTTGGTAAAAAATTATCCAAGCAGCGCAAAGGAGAACTCAACAAAATTCGTGAAAATTTTAATAAAATATCCAGTGAAGAAAAGAAACGCGCGCAAAAATTGTTTGAACAGCATAAAAACTTTTTCACTGAAAAGGCGCCCACATCGGTAGATACACCAACGGAAGTAAAACCTATCGAGTTTTTTGAGAAATAAACGCAAACCAAAAACTCAACATAGTCATTACTGCAAATGCAACCGGAGTTCCACCACTTTCATAGATATTACCAGCAAATACAGCTGCTAATACGCTATACTGTGTGTATTGTATTTCTTTCCTCGTTTTTTCCAATATCCGTTTCGTAACAGATCTCGATTCTTCTAATCCCAATATAGCCGTACTTATATTTCTTATTCTACTCGGCATTTCCATGGATGTGGATACCATATCTCCCAAATCCAAAACATCCGAAACTTGGTCCCGTATGACCGGTTCCAAGTATTCGTAATAATTAAAATCTGGATCCAATCTCACACACGTACCTTCTATAGTCGAGAATGTCTTTGCCAAATATATAAATGGTGTTGGGATAACGAATGGTTTATTTTTAGCGAGAGATAATAGAAGTTCATCACCTAAAATCTCGTCTCGTAAACTCGAACCATCGAGTGTCTCTAAATAATTCAGTGTAGTCTTGAAAAAGAGTTCTATATCACTCAAATCAGACGTCGTTGGTAAAATTATATTCAGTTTTATAAAAATATCTACGATTCCTTTCGTATCTTTATTGATTATATAAACAAATAACTTCTTAAACCCCTCCTTTAACTCATCAGATATGTCTATTAAAAGTCCAAAGTCGTAAAAAACAAGCTTTCCATTCTTAGAAAACCCAAGATTTCCGGGGTGAGGATCGGCGTGAAAACAACCCTTCTCGAGTGTTTGAAACACATATGAACTTATTATAGCTTCGCATACCTTTTTTTTATTTACATTTTTATTAGTGATATCCGTTATCTTTTCAGATTCTACGTATTCCATAACAATCATATCGAAGGTTGAATACTTATTATATACCTTTGGAACCTTGATCCAAGACACATCTTTCATATTTTTACGAAAAACCGATGCGTTCTTTAATTCTTGTTCATAATCTGTTTCACCCAATAAATATTGTACGGTTTCATCGAAAATTTCGCCTTTATTCGTCCCCGTGTTCACCCCTATCATCTCCATAAATTGTATAATTTCTCGAATATTATCTGTATCATTTTTTATAATATTGTAAATTTGTGGACGTTTGATTTTAACGATCACATTTTTACCATTTAAAAGTTTTGCTTTATGAACCTGACCAATGCTTGCAGATTTAAACGGTGTAAGTTCGAACTCGGAAAATATATCATTTTTCGATTTAATGTGTGAAATTGTATCCTCGTCTATAGGATTTACGTTATCTTGTAAAGATTCCAATTGTTGAGTAAATTCTATTGGATATAGATCTACTCTAGAAGATACAATTTGACCAAGTTTTATGAACGTGGGACCTAATTCTACTAATTGATCTCTAGTCCATGAACCCAATTCTACCTGATCATTTGTTCTACTTTTTCTCCAAAGAAATTCGGCAGCAAACTTCCACGTTTTTCGTTTCTGTTTACTCCCATGTTTCACTGGGTTGTGAAATAGTTTATTGTTAGAACATAAAACAACCATCCTACTATAACCATATAATAATATTTCACGGGCTTATAGTTTTTACGCACGTGTTATTTAATGAAAATTAAGTGTGAAATATATGAACCCATGTACGATTTTAATGATAAAAAGTATATACGCGTTAAATTAATGGATAAAGTAAAATATTATATCGAAGGTCTACATGATAGTAAATCTCATCTCATCGCGACAAATAATATAGATAATCCGCTCGAAGGTAATATTCTAAAACTAAAAGTACCTTTCAGATATAGGCGTGTTATGTGCGTGGTACATGGAGATAAACCCGTACAATCACTCATACGAGGCGACGACGTTGAAATTGATGTACAATTCAGCGGCGTTTGGAATTGCGCTAATCATAGTGGTTTTTCGTGGAAAATTAAAGAAATATTTACCTAAATTATTCGTCTTCTTCTAATGCATTTTCCTCTGGAATGGTAATGGGCTTCGTCTCTTCACCTTCTTCATCCTTTTCTGGAATATCCACCTCCTCGACGCCCGCCTCGAGTAATGACCTAAATACTCTGAGAGACCCCTCTAATCGGAACACTTCTTTGCTCATCATTTCCAAATCAGCAGACATCTTTTCAACATTTTCTTTCACACTCAACTTTGGCATTTTATCTATAGTATACTCACATAAAGTTTTTATTCTTTAATTGTGTAATGAGTCTCACGAGAACGGGGTATTTTACAAGTGATGTCTCGACTATTAAAAAGGAATTAACTGTTCGTGCGACAGTAAATTCTGAGTTTGGGTTCCCACCGCCCGCGTTTAAAGTGTTTAAAAAGGGAAAAAACGGAATATGCGTCCCTCGATATTATGGTGAACAAAAGCTAGGAAAAGCGATGGAAGATAAACGCCCTGAACCTAAAAAAATGAATATAAAGTTCAATGGAAAACTACGAGACGAAACTCATCAAAATGAAGCGCATAAAAAAGCACTTGAAGCTGGTCATGGTGTTTTATCTTTACCCTGTGGATATGGTAAAACAACGGTATCTCTCGCCATCGCGTGTTCTCTAGGGTATAGGACCATGATCGTCGTTCATAAAGAATTCCTCGCAAATCAGTGGAAGGAGAGGATCCAACAATTTTGTCCGGGTGCATCTATAGGTGTCGTTCAACAAGATAGAAAGGAAACAGATTGTGATTTCGTAATCGCTATGCTCCAATCCCTCTCCCTCAAGGAATATTCATTTGACGATTTTGAAACCATCGGTACTCTCATTGTCGACGAATGTCATCATATTTGTGCGAAGGTATTTAGTCAGTCTCTTTTTAAACTGTGTCCGAAGCATATATATGGATTGTCCGCGACCCCTTTTAGAAAAGATGGTCTCACGAAAGTTCTTCATTGGTTCATGGGACCTACATTCTTTGTGGTGGAGCGTGAAAATCAGCGACAAGTTGAAGTTTTTCCTATAGAGTATACATGTGATCGATACAGAGATCCCCCACCGTGTTTACGTAATGGTAAATTATCGCTCACGACCATGATCACGGAGATCGTTGAAAATAGGGATAGGAATAGAATGCTCGTCAGTCTCATTAGAAAAATAGTATCGGGAGAATCGACGAGACAGGTCCTCGTACTCAGTGATCGCAGATTTCATTGTGAATTCTTACATACATGTTTTCCCAAGAGTTCGGGACTCTACATGGGAGGTATGAAAGAATCTGAATTAAATGAATCTAGTAAAAAACGAATTTTGTTCGCAACGTTTAGTCTCGCGCATGAAGGTTTAGATATCCCGAGTTTAGATACAGTGATCTTAGTAACTCCCAAATCGGATATAGTTCAGTCCATCGGTAGAATCATGAGAGAAACACACGGTAAAAAGAACAATCCACATATTTATGATATATGTGATCAGTGGTCTATATTACACGCTATGTTTACGAAACGTTTACGTGTTTATAAAAAGGGCGGGTTTAAACTCCCAAGTAGTATTCTTCCCGAAGATGTCATAGAACCATCCGCAGGAAAATGTTTATTTTTATAATATCGATATTCATAAATGTCTGGAGCCCTCATACAACTCGCAGCGAAAGGTGCACAAGATGTATACTTGACAAACGAAGGTGGTATGTCGCTATTTAGTATAAAATATAACCGTCATACCAATTTCGCACAAATCCCGAAATACTTGGGTGAAATAGATAATACCACGTGTTCCGTAGTTTTACCAAAATTTGGTGATATAGTGAATGGTATATGGTTCGAGGGTACAAATCTATATAGCGCATTCGAAGACGCAACGATCGATTTTTATCTCGGGGGGAACTTCGTTGATTCTCATCCCATAGATTTCTTAACAGATATTTGGCCCACGTACATGTGTGATTCAGTTTCATCCAGGAATTCTGTAAATTCCAAATGTATCCCACTCCGATACTTTTTTTGTATGAAAAATTTATTTTTTCCATTGGCTGCACTCCAATATCACCAAATAGAGGTTCGTGTTTCGTTTAAAAAACAAGATGTGAAAAAGATAAAAGCGTACGCGAACTATATTTTCCTAGACGGACAAGAACGTAAACGTTTTACGTCTCAGAAACTCGATTTCGTCATAACACAAACCCAAAAAATAGAAAAAGATATTCAGGTGGGATTGGTCGATATAGATTTATCCGAATTCAAACACCCAGTAAAATCCCTTATTTTTGGTCCAAGTATAGCATTTGATACGTGTGATATACAGATGAATGGAACCACTGTCATAGAAGACATGAGTCCACAATATTTTCACACGGTTCAGAACTATTTACGCTCGACGCATGGGTGTTCCGACTTTAGTGTAAAGACAAATACACCTAAAAATACCAAATACTATGCGTATCACTTTTGTCTAAACGCATCTAAATACGAACCCACGGGTACTTGTAATTTTAGTAAAATAAACAAAGCAAATCTGATCCTTAGGAACGTCAGAACGGAAAGTAAAAAGTGTATCGTATATGCCATAAATTATAACATTTTACGCATAGAAAACGGAATGGCGGGTATTTTATTTGGAAAATAAATCACGACTAATTATAATAATGGGTGGTTGTTCTACTGGAAGAAGCACACGTAAATATGGTGGTGGAGCTGACGCTACTTCGCTCCAAGCCGTTACTGATAGCGGAGCAACAACAACAAACAACATAGCCATAGGCGCAGATGCGGCCGGTAAGGCTCTTGATATCCAAGATAAAACAAATAAACTAGTGGATTTAATTCGAATCCGATCGGCTTCTGCGGTGGGTACAAATGATCTTTCTCACGCGGGTATAATCCTGAGTGGAACCGAAGATGTTTCTGGGACTGGTATGTATGGTGGATTTGTGAATGGATTTTATAAACGAACATCTGGTCCGGATTTTTCTGGATCTATGATCGGTTTAATAAATAACGGTGTGAGATCGAATGTTATGTCTTTTACACGGAGTACGGATACAAACGCACAAACGTGTGTAGTCATAGAGAAAGATGCACAGGGTCGAGCCGCAAACGTAGCCGTTGAAGACGGACAAACCATGACATTAGGACACTATAATAAAGCAACTGGTTCGTTTACACAGCGTGTCATTATAAACTCAAGCGGTTACGTCGGTATAGGTGTAGACGACCCAAATGCAATTTTCGAAGTAGGTGGTGCATTTACAGCCGGTACGGTAAACGTATCCTCTATTAATTCAACGGGTGCTGTGAGTGGGACTATTAATGCAGAATCCATTACGCAAGGTTTATTAAATTGTGATCGTGGGGGTACAAATATAGGTACGTATGCGTTGGGTGATATATTGTATTGTAACTCTTTGAATGCGGATTCTTCGTTAGAGAAGCTTGGTGTGGGAACAGAAGGCCAAATCCTTGAAGTGTTTGATATAGGTTCGAGTGAGCTTAGACCAAGATGGCGCACATTTAATTTCGCAAACAGTGCACACACGGGAACTCTTCCGGTAAATCATGGTGGATCAGGTCTCGCGTCGTATACGACGGGTGATTTGATATATTCGAGTGGGTCTACCACCCTCGCTAAACTTAATATAGGTTCGAGCGGGACATTTCTTAAGAGTACGGGTTCGGCGCCGTCGTGGACGACGAATGGATCGACACTCACGCATCTAAATATGAGTACCGCCTCACACACGGGAACACTCGCGGTGGCCCGTGGAGGAACGGGAATCGCAACGTATACAGCGGGTGATTTGATATATTCGAGTGGAACGACGACCCTCGCTAAACTCGCTAAAGGAACCGATAGTCAGGTTCTCGCCATGAATAGCGGTGCGACTGCACCGGAATGGGTGACGTTTGATTTTGCGGATAGTGCACACACGGGAGTTCTCCCCGTCGATCATGGTGGAATAGGCACCCCATCCGGGGGTACACTCACGGCAGAAGATATACTCGTAGCTACCGGAAACACTGCATTTAAACGATTGGTTAAGGGTTCAAATGGCGAGGTTTTACAGATGAGTAGTGGCGCCATCGGATGGGGTGACATTAACCGTGGTTTAAATTCGTATTGGGACGGAAACGGTATTACTGACGATACGAATGATGCGATAACTCGTACGACGTATGGTCCTTGGAATGGAATTGAAATATGCCTCCCCAAATATTACGATACAAGTGGCAACTATTATACTCCGGGTGGGGGTGGTACAATGTGGGATGCAAGTAACGCTAACGACGCGGATAAACGTGATGTTATCATCTCCGAAAATGCAATCGTCGTACGAAGCCAAACCCGCGCGCTCGCAACGTCTGATATACGAAACGTGGGTATTAATCAAACGAAACCACAATATAGACTCGATGTTAATGGTGATATAAATTGTTCTACGTTTTATAGAGGAAACGGGAGTCTGTTAACGGATTTTAATCTCACGGAAAACGCGGTAACGAATATAAATCTGGATACATCCGGTTTTGCCGAGGGTAAAGCTATTATATCCGACCTCGAAATATCTAAAAAGAATCAAACCGCGGGTGCTTCGGGGCACGGTACATTAAAAGCCAATGTGATAATATGTTCTGGATGGACGACAGCGACCGGGTCGGACACTCCATACAAAGTCGGATGTCCCGATGGTATTTATGGACGCATTTTGGGTTCGAACACGATCGCGGCGTCGACGATCACTGGAATCACGTCGTACTCAAACGTCGTGGGGAATAATGTAAACGTCTTAACGACGTACTCAAACGTCGTAGGGAATAATGTAAACGTCTTAACGACGTACTCAAACGTCGTAGGGAATAATGTAAACGTCTTAACGACGTACTCAAACGTCGTAGGGAATAATGTAAACGTCTTAACGACGTACTCAAACGTCGTAGGGAATAATGTAAACGTCTTAACGACGTACTCAAACGTCGTAGGGAATAATGTAAACGTCTTAACGACGTACTCAAACGTCGTAG